CAGCCAGGCCGCGCCGATGCTGTATTTTTTACAGATTTCAGCATGGTTTTTGCCGTTAAAATCGGCAAGAATCTGCTTATGTCTTTCGTTTGCTCGGTCTTTATTGCCGTTTTTTAAATAAATAGCTTGCCCTCCGAGTTCGGCCAACACGTCGCCGGTGATGCTTTTGGCAATCACGGCGGCTTGCTTCGAGCTAATGGCGTTTTTTTTAAGATGTGACTGGATGATTCCGTCCAGTACGTCACAAAATTCATTTGATTGCATATTCATTCTCCAAAGGCCCGGCGCTAAGGCCGGGCTAATTATGGTTTAACGGGTAGGTGTCAAGCTGACATTGTTAGTCATGTAAGCCCATCATGCGGCCTAACCTAGACGATTTCATACGGCGCATCCTGGATGTTCCTGATATACGCCTAGAATGCAGTTTCCTGTTAGCAACTTTTTGTTTTGCCGTTAAACGAGCGACTCCTGAAATACGCTTGTTGACACGTACTTTTTTGCCATGACGAATAGCGAAAACTTTTTTAAATGCTCCGCCAAGTTTTTTTAACATGCCACCAAAAGCAGCATCCAGCATAGGCTCTTGATTATCGCCCCAGACAAAGCTGTCAATATCGGCATCCATAGCGACATCACCGTCCGGCATGGAAGCCAACAGCAGGTCATGGATGCGACTAGCCGCGTCAGCATCCCAGTCATTCAGCAATGCCCCGGCATCATCATCGTCAACGCCTTTTGACGATAAATAATCCCAAGCAGAATTTAGTAAAAAAACAAGCGCTTCTTGCTCGTCATCGCTAATTTCGCTGTCCTTGTTCATATCGATCATGCCAACAAATAGGGCAAACAACCTATCGGCCAACGTTTCTTCGGCATCCAGGTCGTCAGTTTCAAGCCATTCTTGGATGACTAAAACGGCATCAACATCAATCTCATGCAACACAGGATTTATTCCATAATCGGCTTCTTCCGACGAAGCATCGAGAGCCACCTGTTTTTTCACTGTTTTTTTTCCTCTATCGCCCAGGTAGGCGATATATAACGGGTTATGTATATCGGTCATTTTTTCCCCCAAAAAATCCCCGCGCTATGGCGGGGAACAGGTGTTAGCGTGTGTAGGTTTGTGTGATAAAGATTTGACGAGCCGTGCCTTGATAGCGCAACCAGTAATTCACGATGAACACGTCATACGGGCGCTCAGGGCTGGCGAACACGTCATACTTGAACGACTTGCCCAACATATCCGGGTCATTGGACGGCACCAACCAGCCCGCCGACTCAGCACCTTCAAACATCGACTTTAAGAAGTCCTTGGTTTGCTTGATGGCCTCGTTGATCGGATAGCCTTTCATCCCGTTGCAGAACCTAACCGTCGCTGCATCAATGTCCGTTGACATATCCGTGACACTGATTAAAGCCCTTAAGCTCACATCGACATCGGCGCAGGTCAGGCTGTCCGAGAAAATGTAATTGCCGTCTTCGTAGATGACCGGGTTAATCTTCGCTCTTGCCAGCATATCCAACTGCGCCCGGTTAAGATTGACCAGTTGCCGGATATTCTTACGCACCTTGTTAAGCGCCCAGTTCCTGCCCATGATCGGGTAATGCTTGGGCGCAAAGCCTTTAGCGTCCTTATGCGCGTTCCTGAAGCAAGCCAGCGCGATATTCAGCGTGGCTGATCCCATTTGCATGGAACCATTGCCCGCCGTCGGGTCTTCAACCAGCAATGGCGTCCAAAAGGCGTGAATCAAGTGATTTTCAAGGCGCGTTTCAATCGACAACGAGTCTTTGAACGAAATAGCCTCTAAAACAGTGTCGCCCTGCACATCAAAACGCAGGTTACGATTGGTTTCATAAGCCGCCTGCATCAGTTCTTTGAGCACGGCAATTGAATCGGTGTCCAGCGATGAAATGTAGGCAAAATCCAATGTGCTGGCAACCAGCTTGCGTCGTGCGGCCTGGTAAACGTCTGTCGTCAATGCAGCATCGCTTTCATTGAAGTATTTCAGTCGGTCCGATGTAACCCATTTTTCTTCGCCCTTTTCATAAATACCATCGATCAATTCTTGTTCGTAGCCATAAATCAATGAGTCTTTGTGGACGCTGGCGTCTTGGCCGATGATAACTTTGATGTTGTCGGTTTTACGGGAGACCACATCGGGCAAAAAGGTTGACGTGCCAAAATCATCACGGCCATCGCTGGACAAGTCGCCGATAAACTCATAACGGTATTGCCTGGGTTTTAACGGGTCGATGATTCGCAAGGTGATCCGGTCACTGTCGATCAAATTACCGGCTTTATCTGTTTTCTCTTCGCAGTGCAACGAGATATGAAGTCCTTCATTAATGCACTCAAGGTCTTTGATGGCGAACAAGAACGGCTCATCGTCGCCCGGCAAGTCCGGCTGAACGACAAACTGCGGATTTATCGCCAAGTTCGCCGTGATAATGGTTTTTGATTCGACATAACCAGAGCCGCCGTTCAGGACGGTGATCGAGTCAATGTCGCCATCGACAACAGTAGCCGTCGCACGGGCACCCAGCCCAACACCGCCATTTTCGCCGCGCTTGTTTTTGATGGATATTTTTGGCGGTCCGTACAAATAATCTCCGAAGGCATTAGGCGAGGTAATAGCGGTAATGACACCGTTATCAATATCGACCAACTTAGCCACGGCACCTGCGCCGGTTCCGCCTGAAATGGTGATTACAGTCGGCGTTGCATGGTTCCAGAGCTTATAGTCGATACCCGGCTTGGCAACGGTAACGGCTTTGATCTTCCCGGTTTTAGGCCCGGTCGCATAAACCGTCGTGTAAAATTCCGCTCCGGTGCCAATTGTGGCGGCAACGGTCGGATGTGGATAGCCGGTACCTTGATCAGTAATTACCACTTTTGCGTTATTCAAGTCGCCGTTTTTAACGCCGGTAAAGTGAGCGACTGCACCTGATCCGCCAGCGCCGCCGAAAGTTATTTCGGTCTCGTTTGTGAAGCGGACGCCGCCAGACACTTCGACGCCAACGATAGCGCCGTCTTTGTCAACGGTTACGGAAACAGACGCTCGATCAGGGGCATCAGCGCCTGTGCCTGGACCGGCAAAGGTAACTGTCGGCACAGGATACGCCGCCGTGCCCGGATTGGTTACGCTGACCTCCTTGGCGATACCATTATTGATAACTGGGTTCAGCGTGATGCTGGTACCGGATTTAACAACGATGTACTTGTTGGATGTTCCCGCTGGGACTAAACGTTGCAGCACCGCACCGGCAGCACCGTTCTTTAACGCTTCGACGACGGCAACATAGCTTTTATAATCGTTGGTACCTTTACCCAGCGGACCACCGCGCCCTATCTTGTCCTGGATATTGCTGGGCGTGACCAAGAATGGCTTGTCGATGCGGCCACGGGATAATCTCAACATACCGGCAAAATACTGGTCGCGTTTGTCAACGGCGATTTCAGAATTGTCTTGTAAAGGGTTTAACTGTACACCGGGCGCAGCGCCCAGTTTTCGAGTGAATAAGTGTGTCATGTTTTACCTCTGTTTTAATTGAAGTTAAATCATGACACCGCCTATCTAGGCGTTTTGTTGGGTTTTCCTAATTTGTCCTTTTAATGCCTGTTTAAGCGCCGGTCAATCACTGCTAAACTATCCGGTACAAAACACCAGCACTAACCAAAGAAAAAAACACATGGCCACCCCCATAAAAGACACGCCGGTACTAACCGGCAAGGACGCTCGCCTATTTGAAGCGTGGATGAAAGAAAACGAAGGCAAGAAAGTAAGCCCGGAAGAGTACGCCAGGATTAAAGACGCTGGTAAAAAAATGCGAGTCTTTAACAACATGGCTGACTACGAGCGTTATTGCTCTGATTGCTCAGCCCCTTCAATGTAACTGCAAATGCCCAGCCGGTGCGCCCGGCCCAGTATCGCCCTGGCCTTCTCTTGCTGGATAAGCAGGTTCCTTTCGTGGATCGCGTCCAGCTCTTCAGTCGGCACCATTGATACGGTCATATCCTGCTCAAGTACAACCTTCTCTTTCCACAATTCCGGTTGCCGGTTATTTAGCCAATACTTGCAGGCTCCGACTTCAGGCGGATAGTGCTTGATAACCTGATGCTCGATGATTTCACCATTAACGCAAAACACCTTCGTTTCGGTGCAGGAATAGCCCACGGCGCGCTGATAAAGGCTTGCGGAAACATCCATATCGGCAACAATCCTACCGGCCTTCACCGCACCCAAAAATTCAGGATGCTTTACAAGCCAGTTGTCTATCGTTGACGTTGCCACATCAAAGAAAAACGCCAGGTCATCATTGGTATGGCCTAACATACAAAGCTTTTCAGCCTGCCAGTTGAACGCTTCGCAATAATCCGTCGGGCGTCCCGGCGGTGACTTTTGATGCGGGATGTTTTTAACCGGGCGGGGGACTTTTTCAGCTCCTGTTGTTGCGCTCTTGGTCCAGCCGTTGCGTTTAGCCATTTTTGCGATAGCAGACCGGCTAACGACATTGTTCAGCTCACTGACTAACCATGCAAAACCCTCCCGAGGATCGTCTTCCCATCGCTTACGCGCCGCTGCCCATTGTTCTTTTGATAGCTTAGCCATAACCGATTACGCTCCTGTCATATCAAAATAGTCCGGCTCACCGGCGCGGCCCAAGACCTTGTTTATCTTGCCCAACATCAATTGCTGCTCCAGGCACCACGCTTCAAGCTGCTCGTAAGCCTTCAAGCATTTGTCATGCGCCGGGTGCCGGGCATTGTTCGCCGGGTGCGCTGGGTTGCTGTCAATCTCAGATAACAGATGCGTGGCTCTGCGTAGGGAAATTTCATCGACGTGTCTCATGGCGTAACCTGCTATCGGATTTTCAATCGGTGACAACATCCGGTTTTATCTTTGGCTTCGGGCCACGTTTACCGGGTGTGGTGGATTTGCTGGGCACATTGGTCTTAGGGTGTTTGGTGTAAACCTCTAACTGTCCCTTGAGGTTGGCGACTAACTCACGCGCCTCCTGGCATTCGGTTTTACAGGCAACAAGTTCAACCTTTGCATCGTCAGCAATTTTTTCAGTCTTAGCCAAGCTGGTTTTGAGCGATTCAACCTCATGCTGGGCAAGCTCTTTGTCCTTAATTTCCTGATTCAATGATTGGGTCAGGTTTTTTACATCAGCTTCCAGCTCTTTAATGCTGCCGTCCTTTTCCGTGACCATCAGGCGCAATTCATCAAGCAGGGTTTCTAAGTCTTCAATTTGCTTGGCCTGGGTTTCAGAAAACTCTAAGGCTTCGGCTACTTTTGCGCCCGCCTCACTCTCGGCATGGCGCAGGGCGGATAACTGGCCTTCTATTTCATGATTAGCCAATGCCCTGGCGGACGACCACACCTTTTGCGCCAATGACTCAGTAGCCTGTTTTAATTCCATAGGCATATCGACTATGGCGGGCAGGTTTATTTCCGACTGCACTCCATCCTGAGAAGTGGTAAAGCTCGACAGGTACTTGCTGATCGTCGATAACGAGCCACGCCCCAGC